CTACAATTAAGAACTCTCACATTAAAAATTCAAATGTAAATTTAATACCTGTTAGGAAAATTAATGGTGTTAAGTATGTACATTACAGTTACTGTACAGTTAAACATGACAATTTCATTTTAATTAATGGTATAACTTATTATGATGTTAGTAAATAACTAATGTCATAATTACATTTACACTGTACATAACAAACAAACACATGATCGAACAAACAATTGAACAATACGTTAAGACAAATAACGTTACTCAAATTACAGTAGGTGATTTACATTGGTATAAATTACAAGACATGTTAACTGTAAAATATAAATGGACTGAAGGTGATACTGAATTTTGGGGAGGTGAGTTTCTTAATATATTATACGATTTAAATGTAGAGGTAAAGTTTGAGGAGTAAAGTCTCCTCATTACCTTTACCCTGTAATAAATTAATTAACTAAATAATAAAAACATGACAAATTTCAAATTCACATTCAAGACAGATGCCGAGTATTCAAAGGCAAGATTTACAGGTTTCATTCCAGAGTATGAATGTGTTAGAATGACAGTTAAAAGATTAGGTGGTGGTACAATTGATTTCCCAATCCATAGTGAAGAGGAATTACATGAGACAGTAAAACGTATGGAACATGAAATAATTGATATCTACCCATCAACTACATTTTATGAGTGGGATGAGTAAATCTCCCACTTACATTTACCCCATAATAAATAATTAACTAACTAAATAAAAAGACATGTTAAATCAAGACCAACTCCAAGAAATCATTCGTAAGCAAGATCAAGTCAAGAAAAAAGGTGCCTCATTACTTGTAAAATTAGGAGTAACATTAGTAGCAATTGCGTGCTATGGATTCCTATATAATCAAGATACTGATTGGGTAATCATTTTAGTGTTTGGATCAATAGTAACAGCATATGGAGCCGTTAATTTAAAAGATTAGGCTCCAATAAGTTTCCAAGCCACATTTACAGTATAATAAAACATATAACTAACAAATAAACAAAAACATTATGAAAAATCAAGAAATTGCTCCAGTACAATTAGGTCGTCCAGTTAACATGAATTCAGCTCGTCAAATTAGATTAGCTGAAATAGCAGCCAAACGAGAAGCAGGTTTAATCAAACGAGGTCGTCCTATAATTCCATTATCAAATAATCAATTCAAGAAAGAATGCCGATTATTGAAGGAATCATTAGGTATAGAAATCAAACGTGGACGCCCAGTTGATAGGAATTCAGCTAGAGCAAAACGTATAGCTGATTTAGAAGCTCGTCGTGCAAACGGGACATTAAAGTTAGGACGCCCTAAAGTGAGTTATTTTAAAGTGCCTACTAAGGCAAAGGCGAAAGTGAAAGCAAAGGTAGTGGCTCAATAGCCATTACCAATACCTTGTCCGCCTGAGTAATCATATTTAAAACAAACAACACATGACCAAATTGACTAACCCAAAATCACGTTCATATAAGCGAGTACAATTCAGCTCAATACACCGTATTGCCAAGTATCAAATTGAGCAGCACGTTCACGCCTACCATATGGATGAGTCGGGTAATGTGACCTACTACACCAAAATACGTTAATCCACCAATTCTATATTCTCTCTCGCACGGAGCCGCATGTTACAAAAAGACGCGCGGCTTCCCGTGTCTCACAAAAAAATCACGGGTGTCAAAAAAATCTCAAAAGGAACGGACGCTAGCGGTCCGATCGCGACTCACTCGCGGATTGCTCCCACGGTGGCCGCGGTCCCTATACGGCGCGCGTAGGGTCTGGGCTCACGCCCACGCACCCTCAACACGCGTACGATTTTACACCCAACCCCCCATATATACAAATATACCTCAAATTTCAAATTAATACTTTTTGGTCTTAAATACGGGATCGCAAATTTTAACCTCTACAAAATTTTTGATAAACCCAATTGTATATACGAATTTCCTAATTATATTCACCAGATAATTAATTTAAAATGGAAAATTTAACAGGTAAGGATACATCGGAATTTTACGAGATGAACGCTCAACAAGTGCGAGATAACGTTCGATCAGCTAGAGGTTACGATTTTGTCGATGATGGAAATAATGCGTGGAATGTGCGTTATTTTAAGAAAAAATATGGTTCTAAAAAGTCACCATTTTCTACGGGTCATATCTATGTTTTACAGAATACATCGGTACCCGGTATTTTTAAAATTGGTTTTACCGAACGTTCGGTAGCCGAACGTTTAAATGAGATTAATTCCGCTACGGGTGTGATTACACCATGGCAAGTACGCGATTTTTGGTTTACTCAGGAACCTTATTTAGCCGAACAAGAAATTCACGATTTACTTTCAGATTATAGAGTAGAGGATAATCGCGAGGGTTTTGCGGTAAATTTTATAGTTGCGCGTGACGTGATTTTTAAAGTTTTGGGTATTCCTAACGAGGATCTCGCGTAAATTATCGATTTATATATTTATTACAAACAAATAAAATTTTAATATGACAACATATCTATTTAAAGATACTAATAAAGCAGCTTTTATTAACGGAGTAAATACATTATTTAAAGATAATGGTTTGAATTATGAAATTGATTCAACCGATTTACTTGATGCTATGCCCGGAAAGGCTGAGTTTACATTTTTTATTACTGATAGTCCCCAAGAGGATGATATTTTAAAGAATGCTGAGAAAACAAAATATTTTACTTTTCCATTCCGTTCGATTGAGTTAGCAACGATTATTAAAGAATCCCAAAAGGGTAAAAAATCCAAAAAGTAATTTGGCATTAAGGGTGTCTCGCGTATATTCAAACGTAGGGATTTGTTTGAATCAAACGATTGGATAAGGAAACGCGCCAAACGTTTGCAAACGTTGACCAAACATCACACCAAACGCGTATATACGTATAAATGTATTAGAATATGAGGTATAAGGATCAAGTTTTAAATAAAATAAATCAATTAGAAAATCTAAATCGTACATTAGACTTTCAACTTTCACGAGGTGAGAGTTCTGATTCATTATTACAAACATTAAGTGATATGAAGGAAAAAATTGAGGATTTACGCTCAACTGTTTCTTTAGAACACGATGAGTTTTCTACATATGTTTAAATAAAAAATAGGTTATGATATTGAATGAAGAACAATTGCTGGAAAACTGGCAACAATTTTTAGGTTATATTGAACAATATATTACTGGTGATCGTCAAAAGCGGTTAATCGATTTTTATAATAAGTATGAAGAACGCTTTATATTATTACCTGCATCGCATAAACCTGCATATCACAACTGTTTCCCTGGAGGATATATCGAACATGTTAATCGTGTGGTATCAGCTAGTTTGGATATAGACGCTGTATGGAGAAAATTTGATGTTAAACCTACATATACTACTGAAGAGGTAGTATTTTCTGCTTTAAATCATGATTTAGGTAAGTTTGGAACATTCGAACACGAAGCTGTTTTACCTAATCCGTCTGAATGGCATGTGAAGAATCGAGGTGAAATTTACACTTTCAATACTCAGATGGATTATATGACTGTCCCTGATCGTGGATTGTGGTTATTATCTCAATCAGGTGTTGAAGTTTCTAAAAATGAATGGTTAGCTATCAAATTACATGATGGTTTATACGATGAGTCAAATAAACCTTATTTATTATCATGGGCCCCAGAAACTAAATTACGTACATCATTACCCTTTATCATCCACCAGGCTGATTTATTAGCAGCACGTGTTGAATTCGAACGCGAGTGGTTAGACAAATTAAATGGTACACCCGTTGAACAACCTAAATCGGTTACAACACAAAAATATAAACAACAACCTCAAATATCAATACCAGAAAATTCAAATCTGAAAGATATAATGAGTAATTTCTTTGAATAATATGGAATTAATAATATATATTACTGTTACTTTATTAATAGCATCAGGTTATGCTACTTTTAATATGTTTAGAAAAATGGAACGGTTAGAAAAGATTGTTGATCAACAAAATCAATATATTACTAATATTTCCGAACTTATAGAATTATCAAATAAAAAAATAGGGGAGTCTGAAGTTGCGCAAGCATTTAAAGCAGATGATGAGATTGGTTTTTTCTTTGAGACATTACAAGAAATTCAAACACAATTGAATTCTTTTAAAACTCGAAACAATTAATATGGATTTAATATCTCCTCCGGAGGAAGAAGTACTTTTAACTAAAAAAGGTACTATACGTAAACGTAAACCTAAAAAATCAATCTTATATTTTACTTCAGATACTGAAGAAGCAATTATAGAGTATTTAGCTTCTAAAGATCAAGATAATCGTAATTATATATTTGATCAACGTATTGATTATGCTTTCCATAAATTAGCAGAAAATATAATCCACACATTTAAGTTTTATTATACTGATGTTGATACCATAAACGAGTTAAAACATGAGGTAGTAGCTTTTCTTTTAGAGAAACTCCATTTATATGATCAATCTAAAGGTAAAGCTTATTCTTATTTCGGAACTATCGCTAAACGCTATTTAATTATTTATAATGAAAAAAATTATAAAAAAATTAAAGGTAAAGGTACGTTAGAAGAAGTTGATGAGGATAAAATTATAGTTGAGGATTTAGTTCGTGAATCTAATAATGATGCCGATTTAAATGATTTTATCTCATATTTTGTTC